GATGGATATGCAAGGGAAGAAGAAAGCAAGAAAGGAATGGATGGAAGTCAGGTAACTGGAGCAAGTTCTTCGTATGCCAGGAAGTATGCACTCAACGGATTATTTGCACTGGATGACACAAAAGATTCAGATGCTACCAACACTCACGGAAAAGAGGAGGCTAAAAGTTTACAAATATGGAAACAAGAAATTGACAAATGTAAATCAGTCGATGAGTTAAATAGCTATTATGCTAACTCCCAACAATCAATCAATGGCAATAAAGATATATTAGCATTATTTTCTACTAAAAAATTAAGTTTCACAATTAACCAATAATCAAATGAGCAAATTAGTAAGCATTTCAATCAACGTAGATTTGTTAGACAAGTCTAAATTGTACAAAGGTAAGAAAGGTACTTACCTTAACATCAGCGGATTCTTAAAAGAGGATGCCGACCAATACGGAAACTTCGGTTTCATCACGCAAGATGGAGTAAAGACTCCCGAAAGTAACGCTCCAATCTTGGGCAACTTTAAGATTAAAGGAACGGAAGGGTTTAGCGCTCAATCTTCAAGGCCAGCGCCCGTTTTTGATATTCCAAGTGCTACATTAGTCAAAAACGATTTACCTTTTTAACAATGGAAGATTGGGAATTAAAATATCAGAAAGGCTATGAGATAGCATTCTTGCAAGTTCATTTACGTTCATTATATCACGCATCTGAAAACACATTAAAATTTCAAATGGATATAACAAAACAATGTTTTGAAAATGCAGTAAAAGATGAAAGATTTTCACAAGAATTTATAGACAAATTTAAAAATGGAAGAGATACAATTTAATCCACAACAATTCGAGATAGGTTTATTCGGTCATAACCCGATTCAAGACATGAGCAAGGCTCAAATTAATCACTTGGTTCATTTGATTAATGAAGGAGTCAAAGAAGGTGGCAAGGACATAAAGTCTTTGCTTGCGATTGCATCAAAGTACCAGCTTCTATTCTCAGAACTGGAAAAGACATTAAAGGAGCAAGCAGTTGACGAACTTTTAAAATACGACAAAGGTAGATTTGAAGTTCATAGTGTCGAGATGCAAGTGGCTGAGGTCGGAACTAAATACGACTTTAGTGCAACCAAGCAATGGGTAGATTTACAAGACCAAATCGACGAGTTAAAAGAGAAGCAAAAGGAAGTCGAGAAATTTTGTAAAGGAATCAAGAATAAAACAATCACGGTGGATGAGGAAACGGGCGAATCGTTTGAGTTTTTTCCTCCAGCTAAGTCAAGTACAACATCAATCAAAAAAACAATACTATAATGATTAAGATAAAAAAGAGTAATATACATCAGGCAGTTGCTGATAGCTTAAACAAGAAAGGTATCTTGCCTTTCTCCGCAAGAGAGTGGAACGTTTTAAATGTCCAGCAAGTAGTGTACTGGAATACCAGGAATAGAGAAAGTGGATATGTAAAGTATCCCGAAGTAATGAGAGAAGTTCAAATCATAGCTAAACAAATGCAAGATGAAAAATCAGGGCAAGTCGAACAACTCAACTAAAACGGCAGAATTTCTTACGATGGTAGGCATCGCTGGAATTATAGCCGTATGGATATTTTATTTAATCGTAGATTTATTAAGATGAAAGAACTAACATTCAACCAATGGCAAGACCATTTAAGCAAGCAATTGCAAAAGGATTATAAAAAATTGTATCAAACATCTAAATTTAAACCAAATGAAAACAAGTTTCAAAAAGTATCACGAATCAAATCCCCAAGTGTACATAGAGTTTAAGCGCTTGGCATATCAACTAATCAATCGAGGATATGTCAGATTAGGAGCAAAACAAATCTTCGAAGTTATCCGATGGCATACAATGGTCGAAGGAAATGATAGATACAAAGTCAACAATAATTATACTTCGGACTATGCCAGGCTATTTGAAAACGACCACCCTATTTATGCTGGGTATTTTCTTAAAAGACTTTGTAAGTCAGTTTAATTTATTATATTTGTAAACAATCGCCTCACTACATTATAGCGATTAAAAGACTTAAATGCCTTGTATTGAAATTGGAAGTAGTGAGCCAATGGATTTATGAGGCATTTTTATTTTATAATAATTAATATGGAAAAAGAAGCATTTTATTTCCCACATTTCTGCAATGCCAGGCATGATAGGAAAATTAGGAGGTTGCGAAAGGAACTTGGAACGGAGGGTTATGGCATTTACTTTATGCTATTAGAAACGTTAAGAGAACAACAAGATTTAATGTATCCTTTGGATGATTTGGATTTATTAGCCGAAGAGTTTGGAGTATCAGAAGCAAAAGTAAGAGTGGCTATTTGTAACTACGGATTGTTTGAGATTGATGAAGAACAAAAATTCTTTAGTCCTAAGATGTTAGTATACCTTGAGCCATATTTTAAGATGAAAGAACAAAGGAAAGTTGCTGGTCAAAAGAGCGCAGACAAGAGAAGAGGAATAGAAATTTCAACGACCGTTCAACAACCGTTCAACGACCGTTCAACAAAGGAAAGTAAAGTAAAGGAAAGTAAAGAAAAAGAAAGTAAAGTAAATGAAATAAAAGAAGAGTATAGTTTGGTCGAAATGCTTTCTCCCTATATTGCTGATTTAGGAATTGAATACACTAATTTTTACTCTTATTGGTCAGAGAAAAATAACAAAGGGAAAGAACGATGGCAAGTAGAAAAGTTTTTTGATATTAGCAGACGAATAAATACCTGGTTAACTAACGCAAACAAATTTAGCAATAATGGAAATACAACTGAGAAACTCGGAACAAGTGCCGCAAGAATGGAAGCACTTAGGAAGTGGTAATGCAATAGCAATACAACAAGCACAAAGCGCCATTACTTTGCGTGTAAGGAACGAAGAAGATATAAAGCAAGCATTACGTTACTCTATGCTTTTGGTTGGATTACGAGGGAGCAATCTGCCTACTAAAGAAGAAAAGTTTGTATTGACTAATTTTGTTAAGTCTAATTTTGGAAATAATACTTGCGAGGAAATAAAATTAGCCTTTGAAATGGCAGTCGCTGGCAAGCTAAATATAGATTCTAAATGCTATGAGAATTTTTCTTGCGAATACTTTGGTAGAATTATGAGTGCTTACCTTGAGTATGCAAGACAAGAGATTAAGAACTTACCTAAACCAATAGAGCCAGTGAAAGAAAAACCAAGTGACCAAGAATTAAAGAAGCAAGCCATCAACACGGCTAACGAATATGCAAATCAGATTAGATACTGCGAGAAGAACGACAAGAAATTTACTTTTATTGCTGGAGGCTTATCAATCTTATTTGATTACCTGGAGCAGTTTAAGATTCCAACAATATCAAAAGAAGAGCGAATTGAACTATGGAATAAATATTCAGGCATTCAGGATATTGAAGAAAGGAAAATGCACTGCAAAACTCAAGGGTATATTAAATTTATAAATTCTTTAGTTACATTTGATTGTCATATTGATTATGATGGAACTATTAAACCAAACGAAAAATGAAAAGAAAACTAATTTATGGAACTGCGCTGGCATTAATTTGCTATGCTTATTATTATGCTCTTAAAAATAATCAGACAATACAAAAAAATAATGAGCCGAAGTGGGTATTCGGGATTTCCGAATCTGAGGACATTTATACGGATACAATTGATTTAAGGTTATACACAAGTCACGGAAGACTAAAACAAAAATATAATGATAACTAAAAAAACAAAGTTAAGCCTGGAAACTGATGGCAAGACTATTTCGGTTGAGTTTGACCATATTGATGTTGGCTTGGATGATTACTTCCAGGCTCTTAAAACTTTATTGGTTGGGGCAACGTTTACCGAAACTCAGTTTGAGCATTGGATAATCGATGAGGCTGAAGTGATAGGAGAATATCTGCATAACCAAAAACACGATTGACAATTTGCAGTAAAATGTAAAATATGTTTAATGTTATTTATATGCAATAGGGTATAAAAAATTAACATGTTAAATTTTTATATGAGATAAGGTATAATGAGAAACGAACAAGAACATAAACTCCAGGTAGCAATTTGCAAATGGTTAGAATGGACACAAGACTTTTACTATTATGCGATACCAAACGGAGGCGCAAGGCATAGACTGGTTGCAATCAAATTAAAAATGGAGGGCGCAAAGGCTGGAGTTGCTGATATGTTTTGGATGATCTCGAACAAGAAGTGGAAAGGTTTATTTGTTGAAGTTAAGATTGACAAAGGAACTCAGCAACCAAATCAAAAAGCATTTGAGCAGATAGCTATTAATCACGGGTATTATTATGCGATTGTAAGGTCAATTGAAGACTGCGAGAGTTTGATTCGGAGATTTAGATTGGATGAGATTTGAAGGATAACCATCTAAATGCAATCAAATGGATTACAATGAGAATACAACGACCTACGATCCAAGTAGTTATCGACTGCACAACCTATCAGGATTTAAATTATAGCCTGGAAGTAAACCTAAATCGAATCAAAATGGAAAGCGGTGCATCGTACCCAGCATATCGGCAAACAAAAAAAATCAAGGATTATTTGGAATTGCACAATCTTTAATGTAAACTTTGCACATGGAAAAGATTAATTATCAAGGAGTTATCAAAGAAGAGGTCAATCATCCTGAGCATTATCAGGGAAATGGCATTGAGGTCATTGACATAATTGATGCTTTCGACCTTAATTTTAATCTTGGCAATTCGATTAAGTACATATTGCGAGCCGAAAAGAAAGGATTTAAAAAGAAAGATTTGAGTAAAGCAGTTTGGTATTTGAATCGGGAACTTGAAAAGTGGAAAGGTTAATTTGGGAAGCCATTGCGGTAGGAATTATCGAGGTGGCTTTTATCGTTTATTTTATTAATGAAATAATCAGAAAATCAAAGGAATGACCAGGTCGCAAATCATTGAGGAACTTTATAATTCAAAGGAGATTAAGCAAGCCTTGATTAAAATGCACCCAGCAAATTTAAGGGAAGAATTAAAGCAAGAAATGTTTGTAAATCTTTGCTCAATAACTGAAGATAAATTTTGGTCAATTTATAATAATAACGGGAGCAACGGATTGAAGTTTTGGCTTGTCAGATGTATGCTAAATATGATTTATAGTACTGGCATGAATCAGCCATTCTTCAGACATTTTAGAGCAAAGTATGAATCAATAGATGGATTAGAAGATTTAGTGCAGATTGAGGATGAATCTAAGGAATATAAAGAAAAGCTATTTAATCGAGTGGAGGTAGCAAGAAAAGAACTATCTTGGTACGAGGATATGTTGCTCGATACTTATGTCGAATTGAATTTTAATCAAACTGAGATTTCAAGAAAGACTGGCATTCCGTATATGTCCATTGTCAAAACGATTTCAAACATTAAAAAGAAAATAAGAGATGAAGCCTGATGAACGAGCAAATAGTTTACTCTTAAATTCTTTGTACTTTTGTGGGAACAAGGTATTTGCTAAAGAACTTGGATTGTATATCTGCGAGTTAATACTTCAACAAAAACTAAAGGCAGATGATCAGGCATATTGGAGTTTAGTTAAGGATGAAATTTACCAAACAAACAAATGATCACTATAATCGCAGCCGTTTCTTTTGCAGTCTTTTTTACAATGACTAATTTATATCAGTCATTTGGACTAAACTTTAAGCCGTTTAGTTGTACTCCTTGTCTAAGTACCTGGAGCGCCATCGTTTTAATTGTGTTTCCTATTGAGTTTCAAGAATGGATAGCAATCGTATTTAGTTCGGGTATATTAGGAGCAGTAATTTTTAGATTGATTAATAAACTATGAACGAGCAAGAGATAGCATTTATAGAAGCTAATATTATAAACTTTGAAGCAGTTGCTTTAGGGTTTACTAAAAACATTGACCGAGAAGTTCTTGAAGAATATGCGACTCTATATCGTAAATATGTAAATAAAGATTTTAACTTCAACTCATGGTGTGGCTCTTGCGTATTTGATATGCTTAAAAGATTGTCAGCACATTACGAAGGAATAAAGTATATTGCAAAACTCAACCAACCAAAACCAAACGATGTCCAAACTAAGAATCTGCGCAGTCGGAAGTAGACATTCAGGAGTCACTTACCATCGATTAGCATTGCCATTATCCGTAATGAAAAAGGAGTATTGTATTATCACGGATACAATGACCGAAGAGATGCTTATTGACAAGGCTATAAACGTGGTCGTGGTTAATCGGTTTTGTG